CCCGGTATCGGCCACTTCCACAGCCAGGTCTCCTCAACGAACGGGTCACGGTATGTCGGGTCCGGGTCTCTCATGTTCAGTTTCTCCTGCATCTCAATGAATTCCGGAGCCACGACGTTGGAAGCGGAACCGAGGAACGAGACATCCAACTCCTGTGCGATTTTCTGCTCGTCGTTGTTGAACTGCTGGCACATGCGGATATACCAAGGGGAACGCGGCTTGTAACCGGCTTTCTCCATATCGTCCCAATGCTCCTGGTCGAACTTGACATTGCCCTTCTTATCCAGGTAGTTCTCCTTGACAATCTCAACATCTCCGGTCTCGGGATTCTTCCTATACCATTCCAGGAACTTGTTGTAGCGCGGGTCCTGGTACCATTTCAGCTCAACAAGCTCAAATCCGTTCCAGTCCACGGTGCCCTTGAGCGCGGCCCTACGGCAGGTCTCGTAGTAGAGAAGGTCCTTACCGTTAGGGGTTGAAATCATAATCGTGTGTCCGCCGGTTGAAATCGTAGGCAGGGCCGAAGCGTACACATCGGCACCGTTTTCAATGAACGCGGCCTCATCAAATATCAACCAAGTAACACCCAGATAATCAAATAGTTATAACATTTAGTTAAACTATTCATAAAGGTTTTTTATCCTTTATCCTATCCTTTTCAGAATAGCTGGCGTACATTTTCATCCATTAAGGATGTCCCATACTCTTGGAAGGGTTATATTTATTCACCTTCTACGCTCTACGGTGTCCCAGAGCCTTTCGCAATCTCTGGTCTTACCTCGGTATTGCCTTGTCTTACGATTTAGGTTTCACCGATTTTACGGGATTTCATCATTGCAACTTACGCTGCAAGTCGGCAGTGTTGTTTACCGACACCACGGCTAGCGTTCGGGCCAGATGACCTAGCCACAACCTTACAACCGTTTTTTAATTTAAGTTCTTTTGAATTACAAATGTCAAAGATTACGTTCGTGTTTTCCGGAGGAGCCATCATGTCATACCCAAGGTCAGCAAACTCGTCGCCCCACATCCACAGTGGGAACTGGAGCAAGAAGTCCTTGATTTTCGTGAGCATCTGCTGTGCAAGGTCAAGGGTGTTTCCGATGATAAGAACTGTTTGTGGAGATGCCGGGTCCGCCAAACACATTTCACAGCCAATGAAAGCACCGCAAGTTGTTGTAATACCGGCCTGCCTCGGCTTGGTCGTGACAACACTATTCGCGTTTCCAAGAGTTGCACAAAGGTCTTTTTGTCTGGGGAACAAAAGATATTGTACATCTTTTTTTTGTGTAGCATCATATGTTTTGAGGAAATGCTCAATCATATAAATGCGCGTCTTGTCCATTAAACATTTTACGTACTCTTTACGAAGGTAATCAAAATCAATAATTTTTTTTGGTTTTTTAGTATTCATAATATAAGTACTTATTTATAAATAGGTTTAAAAAAGAAAGTTAAATCAGATGCCACCAAAGTCAAACACAGAAGAATTCATAAGGAAAGCCAGGATGAAACATGGTGATTTTTATGACTATTCAAAAACCGAGTATAACGGGAGAAGCGTTCCGGTGATTATTATATGTCCAGAACACGGCGAATTTCTTCAAACCCCACACGACCATTTAAGCGGAAACGGATGCCCAAAATGTGGTTTATTGAAAAGAGCCCAAAAACACAGGTCAAACACCGAAAAATTTATAAAAAGAGCAAAAGAAATCCACGGAGATACCTATGACTATTCAGAAACAGAATATACCGATGCGTCTTCTCCGGTAACGGTTATATGTAAAAAACATGGGTCATTTTCAATAAGGCCACATAATCATCTTCGTGGTCAAGGTTGTCCATTATGCGGTAACGAAAAGAAGGGAGCTTACAGAAAAGTCTCCCTTGAAGATTTTATCAGGCGGGCTAGCGAAAAACACCATAACAAATACGACTATTCTCTTGTTGACCTTAAAAATACCTGGTCAAAGGTTGATATCATTTGTCCGGTTCACGGCGTTTTCTCTCAAAAAGCAAACGACCATCTTCGCGGAATAGGGTGTCCGGAGTGTGGAAAACAGTTTGGCATTTCCGAAAAAGAGGTCTTGAATGCATTACAAACAAAATATGGAAACGTTGAATATCAAAAAGCATTTCCTTTTCTAAAATCAAGGACCAGTAGTCAGACCGTAGATTTTTTTCTCCCGGATTACAACATCGGTATTGAATATCAGGGAGACCAACATTTTAGGGCGAAAACAAGATTTGGCGGAGAGGCTGAATATGAAAAAGTAAAAGACCGAGATGCAAGAAAGTTTCAAAAATGTGAAGCAAACGGCATCAAAATGTTCTATATCAGCTTTGAAAAACAGCTACCCACCGATTACTTCGCTCCGATATACACCAGTTTCGATGACCTTTCAAAAGCAATAGATGAATATATAACTAACAGTCAGTCAACACAACTTAACGAAGAAGACTTAAAACGGATTATTAGAGAAACACTTAAAAAACTATTATAAAAAAACAAAAGCCGGGGTTTCCCTCGGCTTTAGCTTGTTATTCAGTATGTTACGGTCTTGGGAGGGTTCCGGTCGTACCATCAGGAGCGGTGAACCTGACTTCTTCAATGGTATCATCCTGGAGAACCCAGTCACCTTCCCAGTTGAATCCGGCGTCGGCTTCGAATTGCCAGGTTTCCCCGTTCTCGTCCACTACTTCGGCATAGACAAAACCGTCGCCCCAGCCACCATCGACATCGTTAACTTCTTCTTCCCAGTCAACGCCCTCGTCATAGAGCTGCTGTGCCTTTGCGACGATAGGGTCGTTTGGGCCTAAACCCTTCTTAAGACCGCCTTTCGATGATAACCCAAAATCATCTGGCCCGAGAGCTTCCTTCATGACCTTCCTTACGCTCTCCTTGATTAGTTTGCGGAGCTGTGTTTCGTTTATTCTCACTACGTTCTTTTTCATAAAAAATTCTTTTATAACTTTATTTTAGTATCCACCATATCTTTTAACACCAACCGGTCATTCCGTTAGGTGCTTCAAACTTGACATCGTAGTCGTCATAAACCTCCACAATCTCTCCGTCATCAACCATACCACCGGCCCAGAAGCCCCACCATTCTCCGTTCTCGTCCTGGGCTTCGCCATAAATGCCCGCCTCGGCACAATGGTAGTCAATCCGGTCGGTAATTTCGTCAACCTCCCAGTTATCAACCTTCTTTACGAGTTCCTTTGCCTTTTCTATTATTTCAGGGTGTTCGTCCCTTACCGCCTTCTCAATCGCACTGTCAAAATTGTGCTCATGCTGGGCGAGGGGTCGTTTGTCTTTCGGATGAGTCAGTCCATACGGCTGGAAATATCCTGTTTTTTTTCCGTCTTTGTCGACGATAGGGGTATAATATTTCTCTTTGAACTTGTCCCTTGCGCGTGTCAACATATCATAAGATATTTCACCAAGGCTCTCTTTCATGACCTTCCTTACACTCTTCTTGATGAGGTTGCGGAGCTGTGATTCACTCAGTCGTATCTTGTTCTCTTCCAGGAACTTGCCCTGATTGGTAGCCCACCAGCCGTCGGAAGCACCCTGTCTTCTTGCACCAGGGTTTCCATGTCCACCTCCACGTTCGTCCCTTTCAATGTCGTCGGCGAAATCCATAAGGTTGTCCAGTGTGAAATTCTCACCCGGAATCTTGTCCCTGAACTGAACATAGAATTCCTGGACAGCCTTTTCAACATCGCCAATGCCACCGTGAGCGGCGTTCTTGACGCGTCTGATAAATATCTCTTTGTATTTTGGAGGCATGAGCTTGCTTTTGTTCACTTCACCCATGATAGACTCCATAATCATCTTCTTGAGTGCAGCCTCGCTTAATTTAACTCTTTTTCCCATGGTACTTTACGTATTTTGTTTATAAATATCCAGTCAAAGTCATTTATCTTGTATACAGACTATTTATTTGATGTTAAAAACATTGTATGCGTTCAGTAGGGCCGAGAACAAACCTTAAGAAGACCTACCCGAGGTGCCATTACAACTCCAAGGGAAAGTCAAAGAAACAATTTGCAACGGAGAAGGAAGCGGAGGAATATATCGCCGCCCATAAGCTTGTCGGGTATACGATTTACCAGTGCCGAGTGTGCAACATGTATCATATATCACACAAGAATAAACCAAAAGAAGACTCCGGGACTTGAAAAAACCCGGATTTTTTTGTATCTTTATAGAAAAGGACTTACTATGTGGCCGTTCAAAAAGAAGGAAAATAAGAAGAAGCCGGAGGCCGTTGTGAAAGAGGCGGCTCCGGAGAAGACCTACGCACAGTGGAAGCAGGAGTACAACCAGCTGGAAATTGAGAACTCCGAGCTGGAGGAACAGTGCGCGAAGGAAGGGCTGGACTGGATGGTTATGCTTGCGAAGACCAAGGATGTTAAGGAGAAGATGGCAAAGGCCGACAAGATGATGAGATTTCTCCAGGAACCGTCGCTGGTCTACAACAAGAAGTGGAACGGTGTGAAGATGGAGCTCGGAAAGTTCGTTGAGCTGTCCATCGGCAAGGAGATGTTTGACCGGGACGGAGAAGGCTACTATGCTACGGAAACGGCCAAGACCGACATCATCATCCGGCCGAGCGACATTATCGAGAACATCTACCGAAAAGACTTCCCTTATGTGATTTGGTTTCCGAATAAGGAAGTGTGAAAGACAAAAAGCCTCGCATTCGCGGGGCTTTTCCTTTTAATGAGCGTAAAAATTAGGGAACTATTTACCTGTTGTCCACGAAATCCTCGTAAATAGTTGAACTTGAGGTGAAAAAAGGCTGGACTTTGTGAAAGAAAAACCCAAGTTTAAGGTATAATAATATACACACCACTTAAACTTGGACTATGATAGATTTCAGTCGTTTTGATTCCATATTCGCTCTCACCGAGTATTTCAACACCGAGGACAAGTGCCGTAAGGCTATCTTTGAGTCCCGTTGGGACAAGAAGGATGTTGTTTGCCCGTTCTGCGGACAGCACCACTGCACCACCCGTACCGACGGACGGTTCCACTGCTGTCACTGCAAGGCGAACTTTTCCGTGACGGTGGGAACCATCTTTGAGAACACGAAGATTCCGCTTCGCAAGTGGTTCCTCGCTATGTACCTCATCAGTTGCCACAAGAAGGGCATTTCGTCCGTTCAGTTGGCTACCGACATTTCCGTCACGCAGAAGACGGCGTGGTTCATACTCCACAAAGTCCGCACCCTGTTCGCACAGGAAGACACCGTGCTTTCGGGCGTGGTTGAGTGCGACGAAATGTACCTTGGTGGGCGTGAAACCAACAAGCACGAATCCAAGAAGACGGAGAAGACGCAGGGGCGTAGCACCAAGACGAAGACTCCCATCTTCGGTATGACGATGGTGTGGAAGACGGAAAATGTGGACACGGAGACGGGCGAGGTGACGGAGAAGACGCACACATACGAGGTGGCGAAGAAGGTTGCCGATACGAAGGCTTGCACCCTCGTTCCCATCATTGAGCATTTCGTGGCTGAAGGCTCCACCGTTGTCACGGACGAACTGTCCGCCTACAACGGATTGGGCGAGAAATACAACCATATCTTCGTCCGTCACGGCGAGAAGGAGTTCACCGTAGGTGCATATTCCACCAACGGAATTGAAGGCTTTTGGGGGCATTTCAAGCGTATGGTTTTCGGAACCTACCATTTCGTGTCCAAGGCTTACCTTCAGCGGTACATTGACGAAGCGGTGTACCGCTTCAACACGAAGGAACTGAAGGAGTCCGCACGGTTCGGCTATATGTTCAAGAAAGCCCTTGGGACTTGCTACTACGCTGATGTGAAAATGGCGGCGTAAGAACTTGATTTATAACGAGATTTTTTGTATATTTTAGAAAACGATTAAGATATGACATACGAAGAGAAGTTAATTAGCGGTTTGGAATACATTGTCGAGAGACATAAGAAAGCGTTTGAAGAAAACTGCTCTGACAAAGTAAAGGAACTGGTTTATAAAGAGTCAGACAAAGGAAGTGACATTTACATAAAGTTAAACAAGCACTCTGTTCCGAAGAGCGATATGGAATCCGAATATTATTATTTCAACGCCCCAATCATCTTGAACGAAATGAGGTTTGACATTGACAGCCTTGTGGATTTTAGCCTTCATTTGTGTAAGCCAGAATACTGCAATGGCTTCAACGACGATAAAGTTGGCGGATTTTTAATCAGAGTTCCTGAAGGATGGAACAAAAACTACAAGGACAAGGAATTTGAAGAACCTAACGCCCCTGAATTTTTTGTCCACACTTGGAACTGCACGGATGAACAACTGGCAGTAAGATACCAGTATTTCAACAAGGTGGTATCCGTGTTTGCTACGAAAAAAACGAAATAAATAAAACTATGGACTATAAGCCGTAGGCTTTCACCCCTACGGCTTTTAATCAGTCCTTTCGTGGACAACAGGTAAATAGTTCCCAAAAATTATGGGAGGTTTTGAGGCCTCCCATAACTCATTGTGTCTCACGCATTTTGGTTTAGCGGAGCTCGTTGATGTCCCACTGAACGAGACCGTCAACGCGGACGTGACCGAAGAAACGGTTGTTGACAACCTTCTTGGCGTAACGGGTCATGATACCCTTGACCGGCGCAAAGTTCTCAGGGTTGACAATGGTCGGGGTCAGCTGCATAGGGATGTATGGAGCGTAGATGTAACCAGTGTCAAGGAGAGACTTGCCCTTGTGACCGATGATGATGGACCAAGCCGGTGAATACGGGTCGCGGTATACCTGGTAGCGTCCGGAGACGGAACCGATACGCTCGATACCCATGTTGTACTGGTCGGACTCAGCGGAAGCGTCGGAAACATGGAAGTATTCCAGGGTGTCGAAGACTGCGGAGATTTCAGAAGAAACCACGAGGAAGTTTGCACCGCCACGGAGGGTAGACTTGTGAATCTGAGCGGAAATCTGGTTAACCTTGGTGATAAGTTCCTGGTTCCAGTCCTTCTGGGTATAGTTGGTCGAGAATCCGGCCATACGACGCCAGCCGTTGTAGTCCCAACGAGCCTGCCAAGGAGCAGCCTCACGGAGGTCACGGAGGATTTCACGGTCGATTTCAGCTGCAATCTGCTCTGAAAGGAGAGCGGTAAGTTCAGCC